ATTATTAGATGAAAACTGTAATTTAGAAGCAATAAGAAGTGAGGTAACCAACCGAAAGTACCCCCCTACCTTTTAAAATTGATTTTTTTAATTTAATTCGAAACCTACTGCCCACCTTTGAATACAAAAAATGCCCAAAATGAAAATCAGTAAATCTTGGATTAGATGAAATGGAGGTGATAATATGTCAAGACCAGCAAAAGCAATTGATACAAATTCTCAAAAAATGAGTAAAGAAGAAAGAAAGCAAAGAGAAGAAACCGAAAAAAAATTACGAGGTGATAATGATAAGATAAAACCATTTAAATATTTGAATAAAAGACAAAAGGCAATATTTAAAGACATACTTAAAAACCTTAACAAAGATATTTTAAGTAATTTAGATGTTTACTTATTAAATCAAACTGCTATTACTATTGAAAGATTAGAGAGTATTGAAAAGGAAATAAATAATGCTAGTAAGGTTACTGATGAAAATGGAAAAGAACAGGATAAATTGGATGTTAAACTTATTATCAATTTGAAATCTGCTAGAGATATGTACTCAAAAGATTTTTTTAGGTGTTGTAATGAATTATCACTTTCACCACAAGCGAGAGCAAAACTTTCTATATCAGCACCACCACCAAAGAAAAAAACTTTGATGGATATTTTAAGCGAAGAAGATAATGATGATGAATAATATTCAAATGCATCCTAGTTATATTTATGCAAAACAAATAGTTAATGATGAGGTACAACCTCCAAAATTATATTATGAAAGAAATGGTGAAAGAAAGTTTATATCGCCTAAATATGTAAAAAAACAATGTCAAATATTTCTTGATATTGCCGATGGTAATGATAGTAAATATATCATAAATGAAAAAAGAATTGCTAAGATAGATAAAATATGTAAAATTTTAGTAATGGCAAAAGGTATTAAGACTGGATGCAAAATATATGATGCTTTGTCAGGCTATCAATGGTTGTTAATTGTAGCAAGTCTTTGTACTGTATATAGAAATAATAAGAAAAAAAGAAGATATGAAACGGTACTGCTTGAAATATGTCGTAAAAATGGTAAAACATTTATAGTTGCATTTTTAATATTATTGTTATTTTATTTAGAACCTAAATTTTCAAGGTTCTTTTCTGTTGCACCTGATGGAACATTAGCAAAAGAAATTAAACAGGCACTTGAACCTTTGATTAAAGCAAATATTGATGTATTTGAGGATGGCGAATTTAAAATATTAAGAGATAATATAACACACAAACCTACTGAAACAGTATATACACCATTAAACACTTCTAAAAACAGGATGGATGGTAGAGAGCCAACAGTATTCGTTGCAGATGAAGTAGGTGCTTTGGTTAATTCTTATCCTATTGAAGCCATGAGGTCAGGTCAATTGCTTGTTGTCAATAAATTAGGTTTTTTAATATCAACAAAGTATCCGACATTTGATAATCCAATGGAAGATGAAGTCAATTATTTTAAAAAAGTATTAGATGGGATTATAGAGGATGAACATATCTTTGGCTTATTGTTTGAACCGAACGAAACTAAGAATTGGACTACTGATGATGATATTATCTTGCAATCTAATCCATTAGCCTGTGAAATAGAAGCAGTTTATCTTGATTTACTTGATAAAAGAAAGAAAGCAATAGAAACTGAAAGTAAGAGAGAAAACTTTTTAACGAAACATTGCAACATTATTTATCAAGGTGCAGGTACTGAAAGTTTTATTGATGTTAGTGAAGTTCAAAAATGTAGAGTTGATAAAATTGATTGGACTGGTAGAGAAGTTTTTATTGGTGTCGATTTAGCGATGTCTAATGATAACTGTGGTGTTGGTATGGTTGCCGATGATGATGGTACTATTTTAGCAGAAGCAATTGGTTTTATCCCTGAGGGTAGAATAGAAGAAAAAAATCAAATAGAAAAAATAAATTATAATGAATTTATAAATGCGATGAAATGTATTGCTTGTGGTGATAAAACTGTTGATTATAAAGTCATTGAAGATTTTGTTTTTTCAATTGAAGAAAAATATGATGTTGTAGTTATGGGAATAGGTTATGATAGATATAATGCATTGTCCTCTGCTCAAAAATGGGATACAAAATATACAACTGTTCAAGTAAGACAACATTCAGATACATTACATCCACCAACAAAATTACTTTACGAAAAAATAATGAATAGAGAGTTTAAATATGAAACTAATAAATTACTTGAAATAAATTTTCAAAATGCTAAATGTGTGTATGATACTAATATGAATAGATATATTCATAAAAAGAAATCTAATGGTAAAGTCGATTTGATATTTTCTTTATTAAATGCCATTTATCTATTGCAACAGGAAATATACTTGGAAAATGGAAACTTTTTTGTTCAGGTTGGATAACTTTCACATTTTTCACACTCTATTAATGATATAATGTATATGTAGAGATACGAGAACAAACAGGAATGTTTGTTTTTTTTATTGCTGAAAGGTGGTGAAAAAAATGAGATTATTTAATTGGATTTCAAAAAGAGATGAAGCATCAGCATCCAAAGAAGAAGCAGTTGATACACCAATAGAAAGCCAATCAACTGGTGATATTTTATTACAAGCATTGTTAAAAGGCGAAACCATAAATAAAAATAAGGCAATGTCAATTCCAGCAGTTTCAAGTGCAGTCGATAGAATATCAAATATGGTTGCAATGTTACCTATTAGACTATACAAAGAGGAAATAACTGATGGCAAAAGAAAAGTTGTCGAAGTTTTAAAAGATGGTAGAACAAAATTGCTAAATCAAGATACTGGTGATACACTCGACCCATTCCAATTAAAAAAAGCAATGGCAAGGGATTATCTCATTGAAAAAGGTGCTTACATTTATCTTGAAAAATTAAAAAATGAATTTAAATCAATAAGATATGTAGAGCCTACTCAAATATCCATCATGAAAAATTATGACCCTATATTCAAAGATGTCAAATATGAAGTAAATGGAAAACCTTATGAAACTTTTAATTTTTTAACTATATTAAGAAATACAACAGATGGTGCAACAGGAAAAAGCATTGTTGATGAAATATCTAAATCATTAGAAACATCATTTACAACAATTCTTTATGAACTTGGTCTTGTTAAAAAAGGTGGTGGAAAAAAAGGATTTTTGACTGCTACTAAAAAACTTGGAAAAGATGAAATGGAAAAGTTAAAACAAGCATGGAAAAATTATTATGGCAACAATGAAGAAAATGTTATTGTTCTTAATGATGGTATTGAATTTAAAGAGGGTGCAAATTCTTCTGTTGAATTACAAATTAATGAAAGAAAGAAAACATTAAAAGAAGATATAAATGATGTATTTCATATTTCTTCAAACTATGATGAAACTGTTAAAGATGCAGTAATGCCAATTATAAGTGCAATAGAAAGTGCTTTAAATAAAAACTTCTTGCTTGAAAGCGAAAAAGGAGTTTTTTATTTTGCATTTGATACAAAGAAAATCACTCGTGGTTCATTAAAAGAAAGATATGAGGCTTATAAAATCGCATCTGATACAGGATGGCTTGGCACAAATGAAATTCGTGCAGAAGAAGATTATGATGCTATTGATGGATTAGATGTAATTAAATTAAGTCTTGCAAATGTTCTATATGATACTACTGAAAAGAAGTATTATACACCAAATACAGGTGCATTAATGGATATGAGTAAGAATAGTGAGAATGGAGGTGAAAATAATGAAAATACAGGTTAGAGATGACAAAGTAATTATTGATGGTTATGTAAATGCAGTTGAAAGATTTTCAAAACCTCTTACTAATAAAAATGGTAAAAAGTTTATTGAAAGAATAATGCCATCTGTATTTCAAAGAGCCATTGAAAAGAATGATGCTATTAAAGTTTTACTAAATCATAATTACGATATGGAACTTGCTAATACCAAAGATGGAAGTGCAAAACTATATGAAGATAATATTGGTTTAAGAGCAATAGTTGAAGTTAGTGATGCTACTGTCATAGAGAAAGCAAAACAAAATAAATTGCGAGGTTGGTCATTTGGCTTTATTTGTAATAAAGAAGATGAAGAAATAAATGACAATGGTATTAGTGAAAGAACAGTACGAGATATTGATTTATTTGAAGTATCTATTATTGATGATAGAAAGATACCTGCTTATATTGGTACAAGTATTGAAATGCGTGATGGTGAAGTAAAAGAAATTGAATTTAGATATGAAGAAACTGAAAGTGATGAAAATACACAATCAGAAGATAGTGTCAAAAATGAAAATTTTAGTAGCATGACTGCATCACAAAAAAGAGAATTGTTAAATGGTGCTTATAGGCAAACATTTAGCAATGGTTGGTTAGAAGATTATGATGACTATTTTGTTTATGGAAGTATAAAAGAAGATAGCACATTGTATAAGATGCCTTATACAATAACCGATGGTGTTGTAAGTATAGATACATCTAAGCAAGTTAAAGTTGTGAGAGGTGGATATAAAGAAGTAAGGTATGAAGAAAAACCCGAACAACAACCTAAACAGGAAGTTGAAAAAATAGATTTCTCTGAATACGAGAATAGAATAAAAAAAATTAAGGAGGAAACAGAATGAAAAACAATGAGTTAAAAAAGTATGCTGAAATGAAAGCAGACAAGCAAAAAGAAATGACTGATTTAGTCGAAAAAGTAAAAGGTGAAGAAAGAGCAATGACACCAGAAGAAGATGAATTGTTCAATCAACTTGAAAAAGATATCCAAGCAATTAATGATACAGTTGCTAAGATAAATAAAAGTCGCCAACTAACAGAAGAAGATGGTGCAAGTAAAAATGATGAAAAGGAGGAAAAAAATATGTCAGAAGAAGAAAGAGCAATGGAAATTGAACAAAGAGATATTGAAGATTTTGCCAAATATATTAGAGGTGAATTCGTAGAACAAAGAGCAGATGGTGATTTTGGTAAAGGTAAAGCAGGAGCAGTAATCCCTACTACAATTGCAAATAAAATTATCATGACTGCTTATAATATGAGTCCAATCCTAGAAAAATGTACACCATACAACACAAAGGGTAAATTATCAATTCCTGTTTATGGTAAAGATAGCAAAGGTAATGATATTACAGTATCTTATGCAGAAGATTTTACTGATTTAGTTGAAAAAGCAGGAGCAATAACTTCTGTTGATTTAGACGATTATTTAATTGGTGCATTAGCAAAATTAGGTAATTCATTAATTAATAATACTGATATTGATTTAGTTAATATGGTAATAAATATTATTGCTGAATATGTAAAAATCTTCTTAGAAGGACAAATTTTAAATGGTTCTGACAAAATAACTGGATGTAAAGATATTACTAGAATTCATGAAGTTGCAACAGCAGTTATCACTTATGATGATTTAGTAAAATTAAAGAATAAAGTTATTCAATCATTTAGAAAAGGTTCTATTTGGGTAATGAACCAAGATACTGAAACTGCTATTGAATTAATTAAAGATGCAAATGATAATCCTATCTTTGTTGCAGACCCAACTGGTGAATTTGATGGTAAAGTCTTAGGATACCCTGTTTATGTTTCTGATAATATGGCAGGTATTGAAGCAGGAAAAAGACCTATAATTTTTGGTAATTTTAGTGGTATTGCTTTAAAGAAATCAAAAGACTTAGAATTACAAATTCTTAAAGAAAAATATGCTACTCAACATGCTACTGGTATCGTTGCATGGTTAGAAGCAGATGCAAAAGTTGAACATCTTCAAAAATTATCAGCATTAGATATAAAATCAGCAACAACACCATCTAATCCATCAGAAAAATAATGTATATTGTTTTAAAAAGTTTTGCTGGTAAGGAATATTCAGGTACAAAGGGTAAACTAATTGAAATTAAAGACAAAGATTTTGCTAAGTCTTTAATCAAGGCTGGTTTTATCGCTGAATATAGTAAGCAAGATAAAAAAAATGCAGATAAGGATAAAGAAATTGTTGAATTAAAATCAACAATTTCTAAACTTACTGATGAAAATACAAAATTAGAAGAAGAAAAAGCAGAATTAATTTTAAAAGTTCAAGAACTAGAAAATGCCTCTGCCGATGCTTCTACTGATGATACTGAAAATAATGGAAATGGTACAGATGGTGCTACTGAAAACCATAGCGAAAATGAAGATGATAATAAAGATACCAATAAAGCATCTAACAATAAGTAATTAATTTGTTGTTCGGGCTAAACTTCCAAAAGGAGGAAACAATATGATTACTAAGGTTAGTGAAATTACTGTTGAAGATTTAAAGACTTATCTTAGGATAAGTGATGACTTATCAGATGATGATAAAAAATTCCTAAAAACGATTTTAAATAGTTCAATAAACTATATAAAAAATAATACTGGTATTGATGATGTGGATAAATATAGTGATTTAGTTATAGTTGTCTTTGTATTATGTCAAGATATGTATGATAATAGAACTTTATATGTTGATAAAAACAATGTAAATAAAGTTGTTTCGTCTATTTTAGGGCAACATGATAATAACCTTTTATGATAAATGCAGGTAAGTATAATAAAAAGATAGAAATACTTGGAATTAAACCTGCAAAGGATAAAGGTGGCTTTAAAAAAGATGAAGAATATATTGTATTAAAAACTTATGCATCTATAAAAACAACTAGGGGTTATACCCTTATTCAAAATGATAGTGATTTTGAAAAAGCATATACAAATTTTACTATAAGATATCCACAGGTTAATATTAGTAGAGATATGATTATTAAATATAATTCAAAAACTTATACAATTGAATATTTAAATGATATTGATGAAAAACATATTGAATTAGAAATTCAAGCAAAACTGGTTAATAAATAATGGCAAAGTTTAAAGCAGAATTACCGATTGATATAATTCAATCTTTTGAAAAGTTGGAGTCTAGTTGTCAAGAGATGATTGGTGAAATGACTAAGGCAGGAGCAGAAACTGTATATAAAAAGGCAGTTGTAAATATGAGAAAATCATTTAAACATTCTGCTGATTTAGAAAAGTGTTTAAAGATTACAAAGACTTATAAAACACCATCTGATGGTGGTGTAAATACTAAAATAGGTATTTATGGATATTTACGAGGTGATAAGTCTAAACCTGCACCTTTAATTGCCAATTCAAGAGAACACGGAAATTCAAGAGGCGAAAAAAGGAAACCTTTTTTCAAAAAATCTTTTGTAAAAAGTGATATTGAAAGAGAAATGATTAGGGTTCAAGATAAATATTTACCAAAGGGGTGATAAATTATGAATGAAGAAATAGAAGAAATTTTTCAAGGAAAAATAACTGTTGATAAAAAGGATATTCCAATAAGTTTTATGAAATATACAGGCAATAGTATTGATTATATAGTTTATTACAATGATGGTGATACTCCTTGTTATAGTGAGGATGATGAAGTTGTTTATAGTAAAAATGAATTAGAATTTAATATATATACAAAAGGGAATTATTTAAATATAGTTAAGGAATTAAAGAAAATATTAAAAGGTCATAATTACGACTGGTTAGGTGATGAGGGTGATTTGTATGAAACAGATACCAAATATCACCATTTTGTTGTAACATTTGAAAAATTAAGGAGGATATGATATGGCAAGAATAGGTTTAAAGAATTTTAGATATTCTGAATTAGATGAAAACGAAAATGTTATTGCACCTAAATCGCTCGGTAAAGCAATAGATTGTAAGGTTTCATTGGAATTAAATAGTGCAGAATTATATGGCGATGATGCACTAGCAGAAAGTGATTATACATTCAATAAAGGAAGTGTAACAATTTCTATTGATGATGATGATGATAAAGTATTAGCACCATTATTAGGACACACTATTAGTGAAGAATATGTTGCTACTACTGATAAAACACCAACATCAAGCAAAACATATTATACTAAATCAGGTAGTGAATATACTAAGTTTACAGGTTCTACTTTTACGACAGGTACAACTTATTATGAAAAAAGCACTACATTTGGTGAAGTAATTAGAAAAGATACAGATGTAGCACCTTATGTTGCATTTGGTAGAATTTTAACTAAAATTGTTAATGGTGTCTATAAGTATAAAGTAGAATTCTTATCAAAGGTTAAATTCAAAGATACTATGCCTGATGAAAAAACAAAAGGTGAGTCAATTGAATTCACTACAATTTCAATAGAGGGAACTGTAATGAAAAAAGCCAATGGTGAGTGGTCTAGGGCTAAAACATTTGCTACTTATGAAGAAGCGAGTGAATACTTAGATAGTTTATTAACAAAAAAATAGTCAAAAATTTTAATAAAGAAAACTTATAAATCTTTTCGAAGAAACAGTGAAAAAATCTGATAGAAGAAAGGGTAAAGAACTAGAAATTAATCTGGTCTTTACCCTTTTTTATTTTATTTATATTTAGAAAGGGTGAGATTATGAAAGAAAAAGAAGCAGTTTTTTCTGTAAATGGTAAAGAATATAAAGCAGTTTTTAACCTAAATGTTATGCAAGAAATTCAAATTGAATATGAAACATTTGCAAGATGGGGTGAATTAACTGATGGAAAAGGTGAAAAGGGCGAAGTTGATATAAAGGCTTTAATATTTGGAATTAAAGCAATGTTAAATGAAGCGATTGATATTGAAAATGAAACCTTAACAGATAATAAAAAGCCATATTTAACTGAAAAGCAAGTTGGTAGATTAATTACAGAAATGGGATTAAAAGAAGCCACTCAAAAATTAAATTCAACAGTTATTAACTCAACTAAGGATGATAAACCAAAAAACGAGTAATCCACGAGGAAGATGAAAACGAAAAAATAGATTTCTCGTGGTTTTCATTTATTGGTGTTAATAAGTTGGGTTTTAGTGAAAAGGAAGTATTTAGAATGACATTAAGAAAGTTCAATATGTTGTGGGAAAAATACAAATTTTATTTTGATTTAGAAAAAAATTCAACTTATAGAGAAATGGAAAAAGCCCAAGCAGAAGAAGATGAATGGTTATAGGAGGGAGGTAAAACTATGGCAGGTTCATTTGGTGGAACAGTAAAATTAACTGGTGAAAGTGAATATGCAAGTGCATTAAAGAATATTAATAGCAATTTAAAAGCAGTTAGTAGTGAATTAAAACTTGTTTCAACAGAATTTACTAATAATGGTAATAAAATAGGCGATTTACGAAGCAAAAATGATGCACTTAATAAGAAACTTCAAGAAGAACAAAATGTTGTTAAAACTTGTTCTGATGCCATTAAAGATTTTACTGAACAACAATCAAAAAACAAAAATCAAATTGATAAATTAAGAAGTTCATTAGATATAGAAAAAACTACATTAGATAAAATGAAAAATAGCACAACTGCAACAAGTGAAGAAATATCCAAACAAGAAAAAATTGTTGCAGATTTATCAAAAGAATTATCTAAATCTGAAAGTGCTTATGATAGCAATAGTAGGAAAATAAATGATTATAAAGTTAAATTGAATGATGCAAAAACTCAATGTAGCGATTTATCAAAAGAAATTCAAGATAATAATAATATATTATCAAAAACAAAAGATAATTTTAAAGATAATGCAAAGTCTGTTAAGGATTTTGCAACGGAAGAAGAAAAAGCAGGTAATAATACTCTAACATTAGGGGATTTGATAAAAGGTAACTTAATAAGTGAGGGTATTATAGCAGGTATTAAAGGTTTAGCAGGAGCAATGAAAACAGTTGGTTCTGCTTTATTAGATATTGGGAAATCTGCTATTGATAGTTATGCTAATTATGAGCAGTTAATAGGTGGTGTTGAAACATTATTTAAAGATAGTGCAGGTATTGTTGAGGGCTATGCTAATAATGCTTATAAAACTGCTGGTTTATCTGCAAATGATTATATGGAAACAGTAACATCATTTTCTGCAAGTCTATTACAGAGTTTAAATAATGATACTGCTAAAAGTGCAGAAGTTGCTGATATGGCAATTACGGATATGTCTGACAATGCAAATAAAATGGGTACAGATATGTCTATGATACAAAGTGCATATCAAGGATTTGCTAAGCAAAATTATACCATGTTAGATAATCTTAAATTAGGTTATGGTGGTACTAAGTCTGAGATGGAAAGATTATTAAAAGATGCACAAAAAATTAGTGGTGTTAAGTACGATATTTCCAATTTAAGTGATGTTTATAATGCAATTCATGTAATTCAAGGTGAATTGGGTATCACAGGTACGACTGCCAAAGAAGCAAGTACAACAATACAAGGGTCAGTTGCTTCAATGAAATCTGCATGGAGCAATTTATTAACAGGGGTTGCCGATGACAATGCAGATTGGGGAACTTTGGTTAATAATTTTGTTGATAGTGTAGTAACTGCTGGTGATAATTTATTACCTAGAATAGAAATAGCAGTCGAGGGAATAGGTCTTTTAATTACTGATGGATTAGCATTATTGCTTCAAAATGTAGTTCCAATGGGAATGCAACTTATTCAGAATTTAATTACTGGTATGGCTAATCAATTACCTGATATTATACCAAGTATAAATGGTGCAATGGGTATGATTATAAATGGAATTGTTGCGATGTTGCCACAAATTTTACAAATGGGAATTCAAATAATAGTATCCTTAGTACAAGGAATAGCACAATCATTACCTACCTTAATTCCACAAATGGTTGATGCAGTTGTTACTATGGTAGATACATTATTAGACAATATTGATTTAATCATAGATGCAGGTATTCAATTATTAATTGGATTAGCAGATGGATTAATTGAGGCATTGCCAAAATTAATTGATAGAATTCCTGAAATAATAGATAAATTAGTTCAAGCAATTACTAATAATTTGCCAAAAATAATTGAAGCAGGTATTGAACTTACTGTTAAATTAGCATGGGGTATCGTTAAAGCAATACCACAATTAGTTTCTAAAATTCCACAAATAATTAGTTCATTAGTATCAGGTATTGCAAGTTATTATTCAAAAATGTGGAATATAGGTAAGGAATTACTTGGAAAAGTAAAAGATGGTATTACTAATGGAATATCAGGAATGTTAGATGTTGGAAAAAATTTAGTAAAAGGTTTATGGAATGGTATAAATAATGCCAAAGATTGGGTTTTAAATAAGATTAAAGGCTTTGGAAAAAGTATTGTTAATGGTATTAAAGGTATTTTTGGAATTCACAGTCCATCTACTGTATTTAGAGATGAAATTGGTGTTAATTTAGCCAAAGGTATAGGTGTAGGTTTTGAAGATGAAATGGGTAATGTAAATGATACCATTCAAAAATCTTTACCTACTGATTTAGATGTTTCACCAAATTTAAATTTAAATAGTAATACAACAGGTAATTATGGAATTAGTGATAACTATTCTTCCTTAGTAAATGCATTACAGGATGCATTGGATGGTATGTCATTCAAAGTAGATGGTGATAAATTTGGTGAATTAGTAGTTGATAAGGTAGAAAGGGTGATTTATTCATGAGTTATATAATTTGGAAAAATAGACATAGTGATGATGTAAAAGGATTATTGATAAGTGAGTTATCACCTATTTCTAAACCTAAAATGAGAACAACAACAACTGAAATTGATGGAAAAGATGGCGATGTTGTTGAATATTTAGGATATAAAAGTTATACAAAAACAATTTCAATTGGTTTAACTAAAAATTATGATATAGATGAAATTATCAATTATTTTAACGGAAGTGGTAAGTTGATATTATCAAATGAACCTGATAAATACTATAATGCACAAATAATTGATAGTATTGATTATAATAGATTAATCAATTTTAAAAAGGCAAGTGTAAAATTTTATGTTCAACCATTTAAATATTTATTAAATGAAGCACCATTTGTTTTAAATATTACTAATGAAACCTCATTAAAAGTATCAAATAGAGGATATGAACAATCTAAACCAATAATCACATTGTATGGAACAGGTACAATTCAATTATTAGTAAATGGAAACCAAATTTTTTCAGTAGATATGGTTGATGATTATATAACTATTGACTCTGAACAGGAAGAAGCATATCATGGACTAATTTTAAAAAACAGACAAATGACAGGCGATTTTCCAAAATTAAATTCAGGTATAAACATTATTAGTTGGGTTGGTAATTTAACAAAAATAGAAGTCAATCCTAGAAGTAGGTGGTTATAATGATTAGTGTATATCCATCAACAGAAAAACACTTTGCTAATAATGGATTGAAAGTTATGCATCCGTTAAAAGCAAAAGTTTATAAAGAAGATAATGGTGAATTTTATATTGATATTAAAGATACAATTGAAAATTTAGAATATTATGCAGAGGGAATGATAGTCAGGACTGACACACCTTGGGGTAAACAATGTTTTAGATTAACTAATCCTGAAATTGATAAAGATAAAATAATCAGTAAGGGTTATCATTTATATTTTGATACAAAAAGATATGTGATTGTAGATAGTTATGTTGTTGATAAAAATTGTAATGATGCATTAGACCATTTGAATAATGCTTGTGATATTGAAACACCTTTTACTTTCATTTCTGATATATCAACAATTAATTCATATAGATGTGTAAGACATACATTAGAAGAAGCAATTTCAGTCGTTATTGAACGATGGGGAGGGCATCTAATAAGAGATAATTATAATGTTGAAATAAGAGAAAATATTGGCGAAGATAGAGGTGTTGTCTTATCGTATGCCAAAAATATTAAAAGCATAAAAGCAACTGAAAATTGGGATAATGTAGTAACTAAATTATTACCTGTTGGTAAAGATGGTTTATTATTACCAACTACATGGATAGAAGAAACTGGTTTATATGATATACCTTATACAAAAGTTGTGAGTTTTAGTCAAGATGATATTTCAGAGGATGATTATAAAACTGCTGGTGTTTTGGATGAAGATGCTTATAAAACTGCTTTATTAAACGATTTAGAAGCCCAAGCAAAAGAATATTTAAATACTTATAAAGTTCCACAAGTAAATTATACTTTAAGTGCTAATATTCAAAATGTATCTGATATAGGCGATACTATTCATGTAAAGCATCCTAAATGCAAAATTGATTTAATAACAAATGTTATTGCTATTGAATACGATTGTATATCAAAAGAATATACAAAAATAGAATTCGGTAATTTTAAAAATAAATTAAATGATTTGATTAGTGATGTTTCATCACAAATAACTGAAACAGTAAGCAAAGAAAATACAAGTAATTATAATAAATTACAATCAAAATTAGAAGATGCAACAAATAAAATAAATGATGCCATGAATTCATCTTATGTAGTTAATGATGATGGAAACCAAATGATGATTGTAGATAGATTGCCAAAGGAAACTGCAAAAAATGTTATTAGAATAAATAGTGCAGGAATAGGTTTTAGTCAGAATGGTATTAATGGTGTATTTAAATCTGCATGGACTATTGATGGTACATTAAATATGCAAAATATAAATGTAATAAACTTAATTGCTGATATGATTAAAGGTGGAACATTAAAACTTGGTTCAAATTTGAATGAAGCAGGTGTTATGGAATTATATGATGAAGCCAATAGGTTAATCTCTAAGTTTGATAAGACAGGATTAACCTTTTTTAACGATGATAAATCCTATATAAGAATAAATCCAGAAGTTGGTTTTGCTGGTTATAATTCAAATAATACAAAAACATTTTGGGCTGATAAAGATGAATTCCATCAAAAAAAATCAGTTGTAGAAGAAGAAATTACGATTGCATCTAAAATGCGAATTTTACCAATAAAAACGGATACCAACAATGGTATAGGGTTTATACCTGTTGTATAGGAGGTGAATTAAATGGCAACAAGTGGTTCATTTGAAACAGGAAAATATGGTGGTGTAAGAGGGCTATATTTTTCTTGGTGGGTTAATAGTCAAAGTATTAGTGGAAATTATACTGATATTGGTTGGAATTTTGTCGGTTCAGGAAGTGGTTCAACTTGGTATTATACTTTAAATGGTTATTTAAATATAAATGGTGGTAGAGTATGGACACAAGGTTCGAGTGAAATTCAATTGTCTAGTGGTACTGTTGTAGCAAGTGGAACTACAAGAATTTATCATAATAACGATGGTACTAAATCTTTTAGTGCTGATGGTGGTGCTACTATTTATAATTATGGAACATGGCAAACTGGAAGTGGCAGTTGGGATTTACCAACCATTCCAAGACAGGCAAATGTTACAGGTGCATCAGATTTTACAGATGAACAAAATCCAACCATAACTTTTAACAATGCTGGTGGTTTCAGAATAAATGCAAGGTTAGAATTTGGTGGTACTAGCATATCAAGAGATAATATTCCAAATACAGGAAGTTATACATTTTCACTAACGGATGCTGAAAGAAATTTATTAAGAAGCAAATGTACAGGTAATTCAATGACTGTTAGACAAGTAATTGGTACTTGTATATCAGGAACAACCGAAAGTTTTTGGAGTTGGCAAGACAAAACTATGAAAATTGTCAATGCTAATCCAACATTTAGTTCATCAAACATATCATATCAAGATACTAACAGTATTATTACTGCTATCACAGGTAATAATAAACATATTGTTAGAAATTTATCTAATTTAAAAGTAAGTATTAGCAATGCAACTGCAAAAAAATCTGCATCAATGTCAAAGTATGAACTGACATTTAATGGTGTTACAAAAACATTAACATCAGCAGGTACTGTTGATTTTGGCACAGTAAACTTAGGTTCAAGTTCATCGGTAAGTGTAAAAGCAATTGATAGTCGAGGAAATAGTACAACTGCATCTTTATCAATAACGATATTAGATTGGCAACTTCCAACTGCATCAATATCAGCAAAAAGAATAAATAATTATGAAGATGAAACAAAATTGACTGTTCAAGTTTCAATATCATCAGTTAATTCAAAAAATAGTATTCAATCTTTAAGATATAGATATAAAAAAACAACAGAAAGCAATTATTCGAATTATAAACCTATTTCTAATAATGAAACAAAGGAAGTCATTATTGATAAATTATTTGTATGGGATTTTCAAGTAGAAATTAAAGATAAATTTGGAACTAAGACTTACAATTTTCAAGTTGCAAAAGGTATGCCAATTATGATGATAGATGTTGATTTGATTTCAGTAGGTATTAATTGCTTTCCTACAAAAGAAAATTCGCTTGAAGTAAATGGGTATGATTTTAATAATCTGCATCCTATAAATTCTATTATAATTACTACTAATAACAATAATCCATCAAGTTCTGTAACAGGTACTTGGGAGTTGTTATCAACTCAATCATTAAATAATGTAACAATTTATTATTGGAAAAGAACTGCATAAAGGAGGAATGAGATATGAAAAATAAAAAATTTGATATTTTAGTTAATTTTGAAAAAAGTGATAGTATAACATCTGATGAAATAAAAATTGTAAAAGGTGATTATAATTCAATTGAATTTAATTTTCAATTAAGTAAAACAGATTTTTCAAAAGCAATGTTTTATATGGTGAAGCCTAGTGGCTTACATTTTGTAAGTGAGATAAAAAATAATAAAGTAACATTTGAAAAAAATATGGCTTTTAATGAAGTAGGTAAGTATTTATTTAGTGTTGCATTATATGGTAGTGATAGTAGATTGACAAATACTGCAAAAGGAAATATATCGGTTGTAGATGGTCAATTAGATATGGATGATGAAGTTGTTCAAGAAGAAAATTATCAAATATTAGATAGTTTAATAACAGAGGTTATATCTTTAAAAGAAGAAATTGAAACTACACTTGCAACAATGGATGGTGTATTTAAAGATGTGTCGTATAATGCTACAAATGGTGTATTGACCTTTACAAAAAAAGACAATTCTACTGTAAAAATCGATTTACCACTAGAATTGTTAATAAAAAGTGGTCATTATGATAGTAGTACCGAAAATTTAGTATTGGTATTAGCGAATAATGACACAATAAAAATACCTGTTGCAGAACTGGTTAATGAATATTATGCTGATGGTAAAACATTAGAGTTAAAAACAGTTAATGGAAAACTTACTTTCAATGTAAAAAATGGTGTTTATCAGGAAAAAGTAAGTGGCAAGGGATTAAGTACGAATGATTTTACTAATGATTATAAAAATAAGGTTGATAGTAATACTTCTAATAGACATTCACATAGCAATAAATCCATTTTAGATGGCATTACTGCTTCATTTACTACTGCATATAAGAATATATTAGATAATATTAAAACAATCGCCACAGGTGGTAAATTTGAGGATTTAACTAATAAATCAGTTGCTGGTTATCATAATTCTATTTTCAGAGGTAAAAATGTAACGAGTTATCTAACTGATGGTACATTATTTACTAGAATTTCAAGTGGTAGTTTTGAAGATTTATTTGTTGGTGATTATATCGTAAAAAACAATATCACTTGGCGAATTGCAGGTTTTGATGTATACTTACATAAGGGGGACACCGAATTAACGAAGCATCATGCAATAATTGTTCCTGATAAGCACTTGACAACTGCACAGATGAATTCTAGTAATACAACAGTTGGAGGATATGTTGCAAGTGCTATGTATACTACAACATTGCCAAGTGTATTAGAAACATATATCACACCTGTGTTTGGTAGTCATGTAATAGAAATTAGAAATGTACTTACAAAAGGCATTAATCCATCTGGCTATAATAGATGGGGAACTAATAGTGGTTGTTCTAATGACTGGGCATGGTATAGTAGAAAAGTTGATTTAATGAATGAAAATCAAGTATTCGGTTCTATTTCGTGGTCTAGTAGTGGTTTTGAAACTGGAAGTGATAATTGCCAATTGCCATTATTTAGGTTAGCACCTGAATATATAACTAATAGAAGTTATTGGTATTGGTTGAGAAATGTTGTTGACAGTTCTCGTTTCGCTTTTGTCAGCCACTATGGTATTGGCAATCATCCCGATGCTTCTGCGACTGGTGGTGTTCGCCCCTGCTTTTACATCGATTAATCTGTAATCTCACCCCTTTATGGGGTGGATACAGATTTTCGAGGAGGTTAAATAATGAGTGTATTGAAAAGAAAAAGAAATTTATCTAAAATGGAATTTTATCATAATGCTATTAAATTAAGATTGATGATAACCGAATTGCTTTTGAAAGATTTTGGTATAAAATCAAGAAGAAGAAATTTGGAATTTGCAAAAGAAGTATATGATATTGATGAAGAAGATTTGTCAGAAATTGAAGATATACTTTCAGCATATAATATCAAAAATAGTTTTATTGATAATTTTCCATCATGGCTAATAGATAAAGAAAGAGATTATTTCATGGACTTGCTGAGAAGTTTGATGAAAAATATTTGTTCAGCAAATACAATTCATATAACAAATGAAGAAGAATATATGATGAGAAGAAATTATCAAACAAAAGCAATATGCGACTGTGAAAATTTGCTTCAAGAAATGCAATATGTAATCTATGTATGTCATCCAAATGTAGAGAAATACATGGTATATGTAGATATAATTGAAAAGGAAATACTTTTGTTAAAAGGTTGGCGAAAATCTGATAATAAAATAATAAAAGAAATAAAAGAAAATAAAGAAAATAAAGAAAATAAAGAAAACATAAAAGGGTAAAGTTTAATAATTACAGAGTTCTCGTTTCGCTAATGTCAACAACAATGGTAATAGCAATAATAACGATGCTTCTGCGACTGGTGGTGTTCGCCCCTGATTTTAAATCGCACAATGATTAGGTTAAGTACCGTTGCGATAATTAAAAGGAAATTTTATCCTGTCCGAAAGGCAAATGGATATTTTGATACTTTTTGATAAGTCAATAAAGTTAGGAAACAAAATATGATAAGTAAGATTAGTAATGCCAATGTTTTAATGAATAGTTTTTATGAAGCAAAGAAAAATTGCAGTTGGAAAAATAGTGTTCAGCAGTATGAAGCAAATCTTTTAAAAAATATTAGACATACACAGATAGAATTAAGAAATAATACCTATAAACAACAGAACTTTTATAATTTCTTTCTAAATGAGAGAGGTAAAGAAAGATATGTTCGTTCAATTTGTTTTTACGATAGGGTTGTACAAAGGGCATTATGCGATTTTGTTAATCCGATTGTAGAGCCATATCTCATATATGATAATGGTGCTAGTGTTAAAAATAAAGGTATTGATTTTGCTAGAAAAAGAATTGAAAAGCATTTACATCAATATTATAGGAAATATGGAAGTATTGGATATGCACTCGTTATTGATTTTAGTAAATTTTATGATAATATTCTTCATAAACCATTGATTGAAATGTACAAAGGTATCATCGATGATGAAAGAATAATTAATTTAATTGCACATTTAGTTGATAGTTTTTCAGTAGATGTATCTAATAGTGATATACAAGAAAATGAATTATTTGATAGTTTAAAATATGCTAAGAATAATTTATCTAATGAAAAAAAGAGATTTATAAATAAATCATTAGGAATTGGAAGTCAAATATCTCAAATTTCAGGAATATATTATCCAACTAGAATGGATAATTATTGTAAAATAGTCAAACAAATGAAATATTATGGAAGATACATGGATGATACATATATAATTAGTAATAGTAAAGAAGAATTAAAATCATTGTTAATTGATATACAAAAAATATGTGATGAATTAGGAATATTTATTAATCCTAAAAAGACACAAATATTTAGAATTGATAAAGGTTTCACTTTTCTTAAAATAAAATATAGACTTACCGAAACAGGTCATGTAGTAAGAATACCTGTTAAAAAAGGATTTGTAAGAGAAAAGAGAAAATTAAGAAAATTTAAAAAATTGTTGGATAATGGTGAGATGAATTATCTCGATATTGAAGAACAATATAAATCTTGGCGAGGTAATATTGCAAAATATGATTGCCATAGAGCATTGTTAAATACTGATAAATTATTCAATGAATTGTTTAAAAATAATTCACATAATTCACATTAATTTAGTGATATAATGTATATAGAGAATAAGGCAACACAAAAAGTTGTCTTTTTTCGTATGTATGAAAGAGGGGAGGAGCAGAATGGAAGATAAATACATAGAAAAAATACAAGAAATTGCTGATAGGTCTAAATCTAATACTAAGCGACTGGATGAACACGATAAAAAGTTAGATGAATTGGAAAAAACATATTCAATAATGGAAAAGATGAATTATCGAATGGGAAAAGTTGAAAGTGCAGTTGAAAGAATAGATACTAAATTGCAAAGTAGTGATAAAAGCAAAGGAATGAAGTGGGATAAATTGATAGATTATTTATTTTATGCCATACTTGCTTATGCATTATTTAAATTAGGATTAAAATAGGAGGAATGAATATGGAACAATTTCTTACATGGGATGTTTTAAAAACTTATGCTAGTTTTGTATCAATTGTATTTATGGTAGTAGAGTTTACAAAAGAATTAAAGTTTGTTAAGAAAATTCCAACAAAATATTGGAGTTTTTTTATATCGTTTGTTCTTTTAGTTATAACAAATATTGTTATGAACAGTTTTAGTTTTATTGATATATTTTTATATCTTTTAACATCAATTTCCATTAGTTTAGGTTCTAATGGATTGAGTAATTTTAATGCAAAAAACGAGAAAAAATAAAGTTCTCGTTTTTTTATAAAATTTTCTTCAAAAGGAGGTCAAGATTATGGAAGAAAAAGAAGTATTAACAGAAGAAGTTCAAGAAGAAATGGAAGTACAAGACACTTTTAATACTGATACATTGGATGTGTTAGTAGATGGTGAAGATTGTACAATCGAAAATCAAGAGGAGGTGAGTGAAGATGGAAATGAGAACAAGTAAGCCATCATCAGGTAATAAATTTTATAATACTACTTCAAGAGGTGGTTATAGTCAATGTATACAAGGTAGTCCAACAGATGCAGGTTGTAATGTACTTGCTAACTGTGTAGGCTATGCCTGTGGTCGTTTTAATGAAATTATAGGTAGCATGAAGTATCCTTATTTAAACTGTAATGCTGAAAATTTTATTGAAAGGGCAAAAAAATGTGGTTTAACTGTTGTATCATATCCAACCTTAGGTGGTATTATGGTATGGCAAAAAGGTGCTACATTAAGTGGAAATGATGGTGCAGGTCATGTTGCAGTAGTTGAAAGAATAGATGGTGCAAATAAAATACTTACATCAGAAAGTGGTTATGGTTCAAGAACTGCATTTTGGAATAGTGTAAGAACTAATTCAAATGGTAGATGGGGCTTAGGTAGTGGTTATACTTTTAGAGGATGCATTGTCAATCCTGCTATTGGTGATGTTCATTATGTAGAACCAGTTCCAACACCAACACCAAGTAAGTCTAATGAAGATATTGCAAATGAAGTTATTCAAGGCAAATGGGGAAACAATCCTGAAAGAAAACAAAGATTAACAGATGCTGGATATGATTATAATGCAATTCAAGAAATAGTTAATAATAAGATGGCAAGTAATACACCTGCTTCAAATAGTTCAAATGATGAGTTATTAACATTAGTAAAGAAAACAATCAGAGGTGATTTTGGAAATGGTGCTGATAGAAGAAAAGCATTAGGTTCAAATTACGATGAAGTTCAAAGACAGGTTAATTTAAATTTACAGAATGGATTAACTCGTTGGGATAATATTAAATTATTTTAATGAAATTATAAAGGTAAGGACAATGATTTCCTTACCTTTTTTTATTGCACTAAAACACGGTTAGTATATGGAAAAAATCATTTAGTAGGCAACAAGTAGGCAACAAAAGTTGTTTTTTTCCTTTAAAACTGGACTACCTCAATTCTGTAAACGATAGATTGCGTACTACAGTTCTACCTCATAAACTCAATGTTTATGGGGTTTTTCTTTTGTTAAGATATTCGTTAAACACCGTTAAAATCAGTTCGTAGGCAACAAGTAGGCAACAGGTAGGCAACACAAAGATTAAGAAAAAAAGAGGTTATATAAAGCCTCTTTTTAAAATGTATTATTATTCATTATCATCAATATCATTGTTGCTTTCTTGACAGTCCTGACAAATTTCTAACTCTAAATTCATTTCACTTAAAGTATAATATTCATCACACTCTAAACATCTCATATATAAATTTGTTTCAGGAAATTTATCACGGATAAATTCTTCTATTTGAGTTATTGTCATTTCTTCTATTTTCATAATAAACATTCACTCCTTTCATTTTCTTATTCATTATCAGTTCTATACCAGCAAGGTACTGAGCCATCTAGTGTTTTATGATATTCGATAATATCATTTGCACAATCACTACAAATAAGCCTGTTATAGTGTGAAGTTCCATATTGAGTAATTGAAACATAATCTTTTTTTCCACACCAATCGCATTTTGCAAGTCTGTCAAAATATAATATATTATTATCTTTACATTCTTGTCTTATTGCTTTTCTTAAAAAATCAGATTTTTTTGAATTAGTTGTTTTTAATAGTTCTTTTAGTGATTTCTTTTGTGATTTATTAATATCTACATTGAATTGCACTTTATGTTGCTTACGATAGTTTATATCATATTTTGTTTTTCTAGTTTTCTTATCTTCCATAATCTTTGACAAAATTCATTAAATGTGATATTATTATTAGCAGGAGGAGTGGTTTATTTACCACTCTTGCTAATACCGAAAGGAATGCCTAACTCGAGTTTTAAGGTAATTCCTTTTTTTGTTATCTTAATATTGATAACTTTTAATGAAATTGTCATTCTATCCTCCTTTCCATTTTGTAATCTTTCTTGATTACATACTAATTGTATCATACTACCTAGGTAGTTGTCAAGCATAAAATAAAAAGTTTATGTAAAAAGTAAAAGAACTTATTCAAGGTAATTAACTGCCTCGATAAGTTCTTCAATATCTTTATGTGTATAAACTTTATCGGTAATATCCTTACTTGCATGACCTAGTATTCTTTTGATACATAATTTATTAGCAGGTGTTCTATCCATCATTGTAGCAAAAGTATGTCTTGTATCATGTGGTCTATGTTTTTTATCCATCTCTAATTGTTCAATAATCTTTTCAAATTTTTCATGATAGAAATTCCAATAAAGCATTTGTTTATGTTCATGATTAAAAATTAAGTATTCACTTCCAACCTTGATAGCATCATCATACCATCTTTTAACAAGAGGTAATATTCTGTTATGTAGAGGGATAACTCTATCTTTACCTGCTTCTGTTTTAGAACCACCTCGCATATATTTTTCTTCTAGGTGAACATTTTCTATTTTTATATCCAAAAGTTCACCAACTCTCATTCCTGTATAAATAAGTATCAATATGCAGTCAATAAAGTCCATTCTAGCGACATTTTTCCAAAACTTGTCTATTTCCCACTGCTCGAATGGAATTCGCTCTAATTTGGTCGTTTTTTTGCCTATATCAATGTATTCAGAATATTTTCTTACATTCATATCATTTTTAATAGCATAATCATACATTTGATGCCATAATATTTTAAATGCTTTTTTTGCCGACCATTTTTCACCCATACCATCAACAATTGCTTGTAGGTGATTGATTTTAACATCAACAAAAGGTAAATCTTGTATATCTTTACAATAGTTCCAGCACATATCATATACTTTTGTAGTCTTGTAGGCAATTTTTGGATATTTTTCATCTTGCCATTTAGTATGAAGTTCTGAAACTGTTATTTTTCTTACATCTATGTCATAAGGATTTTCATTAAATAGTGCTAATTCTTGTAATGCTTTTGTTCTTGTTTCAAAGTATCCAACAATCTTTCTGATTTGAACACCATTTTCATCATATCCTACTGTTTTTCTTACAATATATGGTTTTCTTCTATTCCCTGATAATTTTTGAATAGAACCATATCCGTTGGGTAATTTCATTTATCAAAAATGCCTCCTTTTCTTGTATTTTTCTAGTATTTTTGATATAATGAAATAGAAAAATCCATAACATTATATCTTATATTTTGTTTTTTAGTCGACCAAGACTTTTTTGAGATTTTTCATTTGACTTACTGTTCGAGCAGTAGGTCTTTTTTTATGCCTGTTTAGATTTGACAACTTCAATAATTTTGGTGATACACCATTTTATAGGAACATAAAATAAATACTTAAAAATTAAATAATATGAATAGAAAAATATAAAATATAGGATATTACAAATTAAATAATCACTTACTTTCCAACTTGTAGTAAAATATTTTCCTTTTCCAATTTTATTAACAGTTCTAATTCTTGTTCCCATATATTATCTCAACTTTCTTCTTACTTCAACTGCTACACCAATTATCTTAACTGGTTTAGTCATAATTTCATATTCATCAAAGTAGTAAGGTTCATAATTGTTATTTAATGGTTTTAAAATTATGCTTTTTTCTTGTTTTACAACTCTTTTAAAAGTAGCATCATCACCATTTACCATAACAACACAATCATCACCAGAATTACAATCATTTTGTTGTCTTATTATAATAATATCACCTGTTTTATAATCAGGATACATACTATCACCATCAATTTTTAATGAAAAGTAATTATTACCATCTCTTAACATTGATGCAGGAATTTCTTCGTATCCAATTATATCCTCTATCGCTTCAATAGGAATTCCAGCAGGAACTTTACCTAGTATTGGTATTTTTACAGTTTTTGTCATTGTTTCAATATATCTTGCATTATCAATTTTAATATTTGAAACATCTTCTTCATCAGTTAGCCAATCCCTATCCATATCAACATCATATCCCATAAGCCAACCCTCACTAACACCTAGTGTTTCAGCAATAATATTTACTTTATCTTGTTTTGCTTTAAATGTTCCTGATAGGTAATTACTTATTAAGGATTTGTTAATACCTGTTCGATTTGCGAGGTCAACAGGTTTCATATTATTATATTCTAATGCTTTTCTTAAACGATTGGCAAAAGTATCTTCTAACATGACTAATTCACCTCATATTCATTATATATTAAAAGTTAGAAAAACGCAACTATAATATAGTAAAAAGATAAAAAAGTTTAGAAAAACTAAAATAGGGTATTGACAATTTAGAAAATAGAAACTATAATTTAGTTAGAGTTGCGAAAATATGAACTACACCAACTCAAAATGAAAGGAGGAAATCACTTGGCAAAATACAATTATTCTAAATTAAAAGGAAGAATAAAAGAACTAGATATGACATTAAATGACTTTGCAGAAAGACTTGGAATTGCTGAACAAACCTTATATAAAAAGTTTAATAACCAGTCATATTTTACACAGGAAGAAATTGATAAAGCAATGAAAATTATTATGCAACCTATGAGCAAAGTGCAACTATATTTTTTTAATAAAAAAGTTGCGAAAAACGAAACTAATTAAGTCTTGGTCGACTAAGAAACAAAAACAAATTATAAGAAAGGATTTTTTATGAAAAAGATAACAATTAAACAAGCATCAGAATTGATGCATAAATCACCACAATTTATAAGAGTGGGATTACAAACAGGGAGGTTACCATTTGGTTCAGCAGTAAAGGTAAAAGAAAGATGGAATTACATTATTTATCCTGATATGTTTTATCAATATTTAGGAATTAAGGAGGTACAACATGACTAGAAGAAGATTAAAACCATGGGTAAAACAATTTTTAGTTGGTTTAGGAATAGGTGTTGTAATTCTATTATTTGTAGCAATTGGAAATTATTTTGATAGAGAAATGGAAGAACATATTGAAAGAGTTTCAAAAGAATGTGCTTCACAAGGATATGGTATAACTGCCAAATATACAAAAGAGGGGGATAAATACTATGTCTGCAAAAAGTAAAAGTCAAATATCAGAGGTAATAGGTTTGCTTAGAAAACAAGGATATATAACATCCTATGAAGCAATTGAAAAATTTGGTGCAACTAGATTATCAGGAATAATATTTATTTTACGAGAAAGAGGGTTTGGAATAGAAACTGAAATGGTTCAAGGCAAAAATAGGTATGGTCATTCAACAAATTATGCCATCTATCGCCTTACAAAAGATATAGAGGAGGTTGAAGAATGATATTAAAAATATTAGAATTCTTTGGAATTATTATATTTGTAAGTTTAGGGGTGTTTGTAGTAGTTACTTTGGGAATTGCTATGTATAAGTCAATTCAAAAACAGATGAGAAAGTAGATGGTGATAAATATGTCTAATAACAGATTTTATTGGATTAAATTAAAAACTAATTTTTTCAATAGAGAGGATATAGATTTTCTACTTTCTCAAAAAAACGGTGCTGAATATGTAGTTTTGTATCAGATGCTATGTTTAAGCACTGCTAATAATAATGGCAGGTTAGAAACTAAAATGGGTGAAATTATTATTCCATATAATGCAGATAAAATCGTTAGAGATTGTAAATACTTTGATATTGATACAGTTAATGTTGCAATGTCTTTATATAAAAGATTAGGTTTAATTTATGAAGAAGAACAAGATGGTGTTTTGAAAATATCAAATTATGAAGATATGGTTGGTAGTGAGTCAAAATGGGCAGAAAAAAAGAGAATATATCGTGAAAATCATAAAAAACTAGGATGTAATTCTAGTGAGGACAATGTAGAGGACAACAAAGAGGACATTGTCCGACAAGAGTATAGAGATAAGAGTATAGAGTATAGAGATATAGATAATAAAGATATAAATAATAGTGTTAGTGTTAGTGTTAGCGATGCCGAACTTTTAGATTTTTTTGAAAGATTTGAAATTAAAGACAAAGATAATCAATCTACTATTATTAAATATTTAAATGATGGAATGTCGTTTGAAGTTATCAAAAATGGGTTAATGATGCCTTATGACA